CCCCGGCTCTCTTTGCGTTGCCGTCGTCCTTTGACTCCTCCGCTTCCGCGTTGGTCTCGGGCTGTGCCTCCGCTTCCTTTGCCTGGTCGTCTTCTGTGTGTTTATCTTCTTCGCCGTCCTCGATGAGGCTCTTGAGCGAATTGATACAAGTTTCAAGGCGGCCGAGGGTCTCCCTGATGGTGTCCTCGTCCTTCTTGCTGTTGCGCTTGCCTGTCTTTGTCTCAGGCTCCGGCGCTGTCTTGATCTCTGTGATCTGTGCGTTCTGGTTAGCGGGTACGGTCACCACGCTGATCTCGTATACCTCGACCTCCTGGAGCACGTTGAACACTCCCGCCTTTGCTTCCTCGGCTGTGGGTTCTCTGCGCTTCAGCACGTCGTAGGCGAAGCTGAACTGATAGACGGCACCGCTCTGGACCATCTTGCGGACGTCCTGAGCCTGTTCGGTCTCGATGAATGAACCCTCACAGAACGGGCCGCGCTCTTTCTCTTCGACCGTGACCGCTCCGATCACCGCGCTGAAGTCGTGGTTCCAGCAAAGTGGGAACGGGTGGCCGCTCTCTTTGCGCTTCTCGATGGTCTTCGTGAAGGCACCGGGCTCGATGATGTCGCCATAGCTGTCGGGTGTCTTCTCGTAGGTACTAAAAAAGCCGGCGATCTTGCCGGCTTCGTCTGCCTTCATTTCGAAGGACTTAAAAAGGTGCTTGCTGTCCATGTTTTAACCTCCTGATATGATCACTTCCGTGGTGCAATTACAGCCGCACGACTCGTTCGGGTCGCCTATGTCTTCACCTGGCCAGTGCTGGCCGTTTGAGAAGTCCGCGTCAATAGGAACCCGCTCGCCGTTCATGAGCGCGTGGCTCTCTCTGGCGTTCGGTCCCGTGACCCACTCTTTCTGCACGATCTTCCCGACCACTCTGGGCGCTCCGTCGCTGACCGCCTGGTTCGCAGCCTCAGCGATGGCGAACGACGCGATGGAACCCGCCGCAGCTCTCGCGAGTGTGGTGGCGTTGCCTTCGCGGACCTCAAAGACGTGAGCGATGTCGGGATCCTCCTCATCCAGGTCCTTGGTGATCTTCTCGAGGGTGTTCTCGTTTATCTTCTTGGCTCTCGCCTGTGCGGCCTTCTCGATATATGCCCGAGTTATCTCGGTGTCGTATGACCACTTCAGGACCTCAGCCGCTTCCTTGCCGTGCTTGTCGGCAATTTTCTCGAGCTCAGGGCGTAAGTCCTCCGCGAGTTCTTTGTCCCAGCGCTCAGCGTTCCAAAAGTCGGAAGCGTCGGCGCTGATCTTCGGGATCACGCTGCGGGCCTGTCGTTTGAAAAAATTAACGAGGACCGTCTCGATGGTCTCGTCGTCTTCCTTGTCGCTCTTGCCCTTTATCCTCAGCTCTTCGGCTTCCTTGCACGCTTTACACTCACAAGGCGCCAGGTGTTTCGCCTGGTTATCTTCGCCGGGGTAGTCGTAGGCGTTCGGTGTGCTGTCCTGTGGGCTTGCCTGTCCGCCTGTCAGTACGTTCAGCGGTGTGACGATGTCCTCTCCCTGGCCATCCGGGAGCGGTGGCAGATTGAGCTCAGCCCTGACCTCGTCCCTGGTCATGTAGGGAGCACCCGCCGCGCTCTGGTATATGCTCGCGCGTTCCTCAAATGAGCCCTTCAGCTTCTCGCTGAGGTCGAACTCGACGTAGGTCGTCGGGTCGGCTCCGATCATCGGAAGCAAAAAGCTGTTAATTCGCTGTTGGAACAGCTGGAGCACGGGGCCCAGGCACTCGGCATACAAGGCGCGGGCGTTGTCCCTGGCGCTTGCGTATGTCTGGGTGTCACTGTGCCAGATTAGCGAGGGGTTCACGCCGTACGCGGCCGCCACAGCCTCACGGCTGAGCTTCACGCTCTCGGCGTACTGCTGCTCTTTGAATGACGTGGCGAATGGCTTGATCTCCATGCCGTCTTCCATGATCGGGATGGAACCGGCGCGGCTTCCGCCTGCGCCCCATGCCTCACGGAACAGGGTGGCGAAGTTCTTGCGCTGTTCTTCCGTCCAGGGCTCCACGTCCTTCGGTCTTATGATCTGAGCGTTCAGCCTTCCCGAACTCTTCCACAGCTGACGCCTGAAGCGACCAGCCTCGACCTGTTCGGTGAGGGTGTCCCTCAGTGCGCTGATCGGGGAAATGTAACCCCCGGGGCTTCCTGCGCTGTATGTTCGGAACTGAACGAACTCCGACCTGGGCACGTCCACGGCTGTCCCGCCGTTGTGTGTGCAGATCCTTATGGTGGCCGGTGCGTATGGTTCCTTCTTCTCGGTTCTGGTCACGAGCCACTCGGTCGGCACGATTCTCAGCTGCAGACCGCTCTCGCTGTCGGGGTCAGGTAGCACCCAGACAAAAACGGAACCGAAGACGAAATACTCCACAGCCAGGGCGCGGATGAACTCGAACTCAGTCTGGTCCGGGTTCGGTCTGTATAACAGACGGGCCGCGTCGCTTGTCCTGTCTCTCTGTCGGTTGTTTTCTCCGTCCCTCGTGTAAACCTTCAGCGGTAGCTGTGCGATGGAGTTCGCCAGAAAATTGACGACCGCCTGCAGGTTGTCCTGGGTCTGGTATAGTTCCTTCGCCTTCATGTTGAGGACCTGGGTCGAGGCGTCGCCCATGACTGTGACGTAAATGCTCGGCGACTGCCTAAAGGTGCGCCAGCGCTCCACAATACTCGGCATTTTAAGTGTTCCCCCTTCTTGTAGTTAAATAAAAACGAGCGACGACCCTGAGGCGTAGCTCGATCCGTATATCTTCCGCTCTTTCTTGTTGATCTGCGTCGCTCCTGCGTACGCCATCGCGCACGCCATGAGTGGGCTGATGTCGTCGGGGCTTTTCGTCCTGTCGGGTAGCATTACGCCGCCCCCCAGATTCCGAAGCTGGCATGTACGCCCCGGTGTGTCGAGCGCGGGCTGTGGGAGGTGGTAAACCTTCACACCGCCCCGATGATCTTCGGGAGCGCACGCAGCGACCGCGTCGTAGAAGCGGTTCCAGCCGGCTGACAGGTCAGGACCACCCTGGGCCATGCGTATGACTCCGGGGATCGTGCTGATCTGTTCAGCCAGTCCGCTGACAGGCGCTCCGCGTTCCTGAAAACTTAGTTTAAATTCTCCATATTTGGCGGCCCTGGCTCGTACCCAGTCGACCGCCCATTCGGTTCCTATGCGCTTTTCGACTACCTCCACGTGGTAGTTCCCGTCTTCTCGCAGTCCACAAACCGCGAGGACAGTCCAGCGCCGGTCCTGGCTCATGTCTATCCCCCAGAACAGCTCCGAGTCTTCACGGATGAAGCTCGTCGCGTCCTGACCGCCCAGCCATGCCCCATCCGGGAAGGGCTCGGGTAGAATGGTCTCGACCTGTTGGCAAAGGCACTCGCTTCGAAACTTCGACTCCGGGAAGGTTTCGCGGTTCGCCATGATGGCCCGTTCCGTGAGTTTTCCATAACCCAGCGCAGGGTTCGCCTGTGCGATGGCCTCGAGGTCTCCCGTCTCCGCCTTCTCCGGGGCCGACCACTCGAACAAGCCGAGGCTCTCGGTGTCAACGTTGCCACCGAAGTCCGCCGCCTTCGTTCCTGTGATCCGTTCGATGGCCTGGCTCCTCAGCTGTCTGAGGACAATGCTGTCAGGGTCTCCCGCGTTGCTGAAGCAGATGGTCATGCCGTTCGGCTTCGCGTTCGTGGAAGCGACCGCAGCGCTCCAGGTCTCCCAGTCTCTATGCTCACGGACCTCGTCGAGCATTACCAGGTCGTTGGCGTCGCCACGTCCCGCCCTTCGGGTAGGTGCTCCGACCTTGTAAGTCCTCAGCCCTGTGAGTACGAGCTTTTTGCCGCCGTTCCTTCTCGCGACTTGCTGAATGTCACGAGCCAGGTCGGCATGTCGTTCCTGTTCTTGTATGACGCCTTCCCAGACCTCCTCGGCCTTGTCCATGCTGAGCGAAGTCCCGAAAACGGCTTCGACCCGCAGCACGTTCAAAAAGAACGAGGCGATCACCTTCGACAGCTCGGTCTTCCCGTTCTGTCGGCTGACCATAAAAAGGACGGTGCGGTAGCGGAAGCGCCAGCCGGACCCCTTCAGGTCTCCGATGATCTCGAGGGCGTGGATGAGCGCCCACTCTTGCCAGGGGTATAAGTCCATGCCGAGGATCGTCCTCGCGTACTCGATGGCCGCGAACCCCAGGCTCGTCGTCTTGGTCAGTTTCCTGAGCGGCGGCGTGTATATCCTCGGCTCTGTTTTACCGTACATGTCAACCCACCTTGAAGCGGTTGCGCAGGTCGTCAAGGCTCGAGGCTTCCGCCGGTGCCTTGTTCTCGGTGAGGATGTCGTTCAGGCTGTTCAAGGCCTGGGCGTAGTCCCTGACCGTTGCCCTAAACTCCTGAGTCGCAGGGTTAGCCCTGAGCATGGTCTCACCCGTTCCCACGGTGACCTGCTGCGCCAGTGGCATTTTTTTGTAAACAGGTATCTGCTCCTCAATCTTGGCCTGCATGGTCAGGACCGCGTTCGCCAGTGTTACCGCCTGCGCCTTGATGTCCGGCGCCACGTCTCGGCAGATCTCGTCCGCCTTGGTGCGTGGTGGGATAGGGTTGGCGGTTGCCTTCTTTTTACTTGCTGCCATGTTTATCACCCAGCCCCTTCACTATCTCGCGCTCCCGCTGTGATAGTTCCCATTTTTGATTGATCACGACTTCGGTGGCGGCCTTCTCCTCTTCGGCTCTCTTCACCGCAGCCGCTTCGGCCTTTACTCTCTCGGCGGTCGATTTTGTAGATAACAGGAGCGCCCCCCCGTATATCCCGCCGCCTTGTTCCTTTTGTGCGTCCAGCGCACGGATGAACATGGCCGAGTCTCTTCGTATCTTGAAGTCCTGACCGTGGACGCTGAAGTACCCCAGGCGTGCGCCCGTGATCACCTCGTTCGGGTAGTCGTATTTCGGGAACTGTTTGCGAACCCTTCGCTCGTTCTCCTCGTTGGTTTCCTTCAGCTTGGCGCTGAGGTCCGGCGCTGTCATGGCCATGATCTCCGCGCCTTCCATGTTCGTGATGAACGAGGTCGTGACGTTTGCGCCGTTCTCGTAAGTTATACCCTCATAAGTGCAGACCGCCGTCACGCTGTCCCTGTTCGTGTAGTTCAGCGCAGCGAGCCCCGGAGCAAATAAGAAAAATTTCACGCCCTTGGCTATGTAGAAGTCGACGATCTCCGCCATGATTGAGAACGGCGGGTTGTCGACCACCTTCGCGGTCTTTTTGTACGTCTCGCCCTGATAGTCTCCGCCAGGGTAAAAGGGACGCACGAAGTCCTTGCGGTCGCACTTGTACCGCTTCTCCACGTACTCAGCCACAACCTCGTAAATGTTGTCCGGGGTGTAGCAGTCGTCCGTGGTCTTCTTGTCTTCGAACTTCTCTAAAAATTCGTTGTATTCGTCGTTGCCTTCCTGACCTTCTCGGTCGTCTCGTTCTCTATCCGTGAACCAGTCCCCGGACTTGAACCCGAACAGGTCCATGTTGATGGTCCCGATGTCGTCAAGGTTGATTTTTAGCGCGTCGATGTCGAACCCGCTGTTCATTGTCAATTTATTGTGAGCCAGCGCGTAAGCCTTGCGCTCCTCATCGCTGAGCCAGTCCAGCCGGATGGCCTCGACCTCGTTGTACCCCAGCTCTTTGAGTGCCAGGTACCTCCCGTGGCCTTCCACGATCAGGTTCCGCTCACCCCATACCCCGATCGGGTCGAGGTTTCCAAAGGTCTCAATGCTGGCCTTGATCTGTTCGACTTGCCACGCCGGGTGCTCTTTCGCGTTGTTCGGGTCTGGCGTCAGCTCGTCGATGTTTAGCCTTATCACTTCCATAAGTTCACCGCCTTCCGTGTGTGCCTTTTGCCTTTGTATGACCTGGAAGGGGCAAGGCTAACCCCTTGTCGCCCCGTCGGGCTATCCAGGCCACAAAAAAACTTTTTGAACTTTGGGGGAGGGAGAAAACTGCGGGC